GTGAAGATGTACTGGAAGCCTGAGTACGTGGTAGACGTCGGCGGCAATTACATCAGGTGGAATGTGGAGGTGTCCACGCTGCTGGGTAACAAGCGCAGCGACGGGACGCCATCTGTGTACAGCCTGGGCAGTGCCGTTGGCATTAATGGCGTGTCTGATGGTGCTGGTGTGATCGGTAAATCAGAGATGCGCGTGGCGCTGGAAGGTGACGATAAGAACATCAGCGAGCTGATCACCAGCAGCGCACGGTCACGATCGGAGCGATCCATCAACTTCGAGCCTATCCTGCACAACTGTCCAACGCCTAAGCGCAACCAGACACAGCGTGTGCTGGCAGGGATAACCTACAAACAGCGTGAGAGCATCGGAGTCGATCAGACCAACTGCATCTTCAGCAATGACGGTGCCTTTTCTTGGGGCGGACTGTCGTATGGCTTCGCTAAGGCACACCATGACACACGAGTGGTAGTGCGTGGCGGTGCTGACGGTGGAACGGCCACGACATACTGGGATAGCACCAGCAGCGCAAAGCCAGTATCAGCAGATGAGCCAGAGCACCTGGCATGGATGAACACCGTGCAGCGTGATGCGTGCCTGCCAAAGGCGCTCACGAAGGCGCTATTTGAGACATTCAGTGGCAGCGACCAATGCCGTGTGGAGGTGGAGTGGAGGACAGACAGCACGACACTGCTTGACCAAGTGGGCGCTGTTCACGAACTGCAAGAAGGGTTGGCTTCCACACTTACACAGTATGCATTCAACAAGGCGTGCGTTGTGCGTGTAGTGCAGTCCTTCGAGTCTGGCACGTCCACTATCACCTATTTTCTTCCGAGTGTCTGATGCCAATCAATGACCCCATACGAGGACGTAAGGTGGCCCCTGCTTCGCTGGCCTTCGAGAATGGAAGGCGTGCCAGAGGTGGTAGTGCTACGACGTATCAATCTTCAATACGGACTGAGTCCAACATCACAGTCGTACAGAATCCGACCGATCTGCGTGAAACGATCGCTCGTGATCAGGCCGCACAGCGTAATGTTATGGATGCGGAGCGCAGGGCGAAGCATTGGGTAGGTGACTATCAGGCCAGCACTGAGTGGGATATCAAGCTCGACCTCAACATAACGCAAAGCCCTGCCACGTACGACCCGATCGGTTTTGATAACGAGGTGATCAGGTGCGTGGGATCGCGCTTCGAGGGGACGGCATCAGCTGCCAATGCTCGCTGGTACTTCGAGCCTACTAAAGGCACACAAGGCGTCTGGTGGTTTTTCTCAGCATTGCACCTCGTCGTGCCACTGGAAGCACAGATCGAGAATGCGTTTTTGGCATTCTTCAAGAATGGCACCATCTGGCGTGTCATCGATTACATGACAGCGCAGCAGTCAGGACATGATAACAACCACATCAGAGATGCACGCCTTAATGGCGGCTGCCACGTCCCATTGGCAGTAGGTGATGAGTTCGACGTGCGCGTGCTGTTGCAGACAGCAGGTGCTGTCGTGGACACCATATACATCGCACCATCATCAGTGTACGGCTATGTATCAGGCCATCGCACCGAGTGTGAATGGCAAGACGGCAACATGCCAACAGCAGGAACGATTACTCCAGTATAACAATCACAAGGATCACACATGAGCTGCATACCTAACACACCCATTGCCAAGGATTGGCGCGATTCCGGCTGGCAGTCCTATGCCAACGTCTCCACCACGGCCCCTGCGCAGTGGTATCCTATTGACATTGACGTGCTGGAGTTTACCAATATGGCAGAGTCGACGAGCCAGGCTGGTGTCATCCGGCAGCTGGTGGTACGTGAGACGGCAGCGAGCGCTGCTGATAAAGAGCTCAACGACCTGTCAGTGTACATCTGGAATGAGACAGCGCCATCAGCACCGACGGTAGGATCGGCCTACAACCCCAGCACATCCAACCTGGTGGGCGTCGTGCAGATCACCTCAGCCGATTACGAGCGCATCAGCGACACCGTGAGCGAGGCTAGGGTAGATCCTGATATCCACTTCACCACAGGGACTGGAAACACGGCCATCAACTTTCACGCCGTGGCTCTGTACTCCAATGCGACACCAACAGCCTACACAGCATCTGCTGGCATCAGCCTGCGGATGTTCACCGAATTGGGACAAGTGACAGCGTAACCACTAACACAGGGCCTGCAATGGCAACCTTCGAGATTAAAGAGATCAGCCGTAACATCCACCACGTCAACTATGACTACAAGCAAACAGCTCACCTGCTGGTGATCAGCGACGTGCACTATGATAGCATGAAGTGTGACCGCGATCTGCTGACCAAGCACTTTCAGACGATCAAAGCAAAGGAAGGTTTGGTGGTCATCAATGGCGATTGGTTCGACCTGATGCAGGGCAAGTACGACCCGCGCGGCTCGAAGTTTGACATCAGGCCTGAGTACAACAGAGGGGACTACATCGATCACGTGATCCGTGACAGTGCCGAATGGCTGGCACAATGGAAGGTGCCGATCATCCTGGGACAAGGCAACCACGAAACGAACATCCTGCGGCGCTTGGAGACAAACCCAGCAGAGCGCCTGGTCGAGCGTCTGCGGATGCAGGGCGTGGACGCTTGGCTCGGTGGCTACAGCGGCTGGATCGTCTTTCGTTCGATCCGCAAGAAAGGCAATGGCACGTCAAACCCTGAGATGATAGCCACGACGATGCACTACCACCACGGCTATGGAGGTGCAGCACCACGCTCGAAGGGCATCATGCGTGCCGACATTGCACAGCAGCAGCACCCTGATGCCGACATCATCATACGGGGCCATGACCACAACAAATGGCACCTGCCAGTGACCGTGCGCAGGCTCAATGGGTACTACAACAAAGAGCAAGACAGCACGGTGCACAACCTACAGACAGGCTCCTACAAGAAACAGGGCGACCGCTACGCAGGATGGGAAACCGAAAAGGGATTTAGCATAACACGCATGGGTGGCTGGTATGTTGACCTGACCACTACCCTGGCAGCATCGAGATCATACGTGGAGCCTGTCATCCACGAGGCCTACTGACATAGAAAATCAGGAGTGTGAGTCCTAATTTGCGAGGTCGTTTTGCCTGGTGACGATGGCCATGGCAGTGGCTACGATCCGGTGCACGCTGTCGAGCTTGTGCAACTGGAACTCACCATAGGCGATGCGGTCACCTGCTGGCGTGCGAGCGTCCACGAACCAGCTGCGGATGTGTCCACTGTCACCAATGAAGCCGATGCGAACGCGGCTAACTGTAACCTCGCCATCGTCTATCTGTAAATAGTACATTTGTTTACCTATGTAAGTTGTTGATGTTGTGCAACTTACGCACTAAGGGCAAACTTTTTTTGACCTAGATGGAAATAACGCTTGACATTGTGCAAGTATGGCCGTATATTGCACACAACAAACAAACACAACGGAGACACACCATGACAACGCAACGCCCACTCGACCTGCTGAAAAACAAGATCGCAGCCTACGGCACCGAGACCGTCAAAGAGATCATGCTCGGATTGAAGGATCAGCACACCACCGAAGCAATGCTGGTAGATACCGCAGCCTACGAGATCTTGTGCGAGCGCATCGGCATCCCACAAGCTGAGGCATGGTACGATGAAGCCGTGCTTGACATTGTGCAAGCATAGGCGTATATTGCACACACAACAACCAACAACAGGAGGCCTAATGGCACGCAAGCGATTGCACGTATTTCTCGAGGATGAGCTGATGACCAAGGTGGCAGACAAAGCCAAGAAAGAGCGACGCACGAAGACCGAAGTAGTAAGGCAGGCACTGCTGCGCTACATCCTACAGATCGACAGAGCCGAAAGCAACTAACCAACAACAGGAGACACACCATGCCAAAGATTCGATTCATCCCATCGCCAAAGCACGCAGGCCATATCACCGTCACAGCAGACGGCAGGCCGTGGGCATTCGTGCGAGTGCACGAGAACACGCCGAACATCCACACGTACCGTGCCGTGTTCTTTGCCAAGCCAGGAGCGTCCAAGGCATTCAACACGTTTGACGAATGCGAGGACTACGTGCTCAGCCACAGCCCAGCAGAGGTGCAGCCATGATGCGCATCATCAAAAACATCATCCGTGACGTGCTGTGGCTGCTGGCCTGGGTGATCGGAGTATCTATTGCAGGCGGATTGTTTATCTTCATGTGTAACGACATCACACAACCTTTCTAATCACCAACGGGAGACAGCCCAATGGAACCAAACACCATCTTTATGTGGACAGCCGGTGCTGCTGCCACTATCACGTCAGCGCTTGCAATCCGTGCAGCGTGGACGCAATACAACGCAGCGATTGCTGATGCGAACACGCTACGTTTCCAGCTGGAGCGAGCACACACGCTCGTGGATCAGATGACCGATCAGGTCGCATCGATGAATCGCACCATAGGTGAGCTGCGGTCTGAACTCAAGACAGTCAAGGCAAAGCAGGCCGTGGCTGAAATTGATGCCAAGGCAGCAAAGCAAAAGACCTGGGCGCAAGTCAGCATGACGCCCACGCCAGGACTTGACACGATCAAAGCAGCTGAGGCACACGTTGAAGCTGGCAAGCAATCAAGCCAGACCAAATGGGCAAGGCTATGGTTAACAAAGCCGCAAACCAATGAATACGATAAGCTGTTCTCCAGCAGCAAAATCTCTGAGTGGCTGGGCAACGTACCATATGCAGCTGTCAACAAAGCAGCCAAGAATAGGAATGCTAAAGGCAACATCCGTGGGCATAGTGACAATGGTAGCTGCCGCTTTGGAGTGCAGCATAAGAAAGTATTGTACGTTACGCCATACTTCCCTTCCTACACAGAAGCCGTCATGTTCCGTCGGCAGCTGTTCCGTGCCTTTGACGTCACGCCGGAGGTCTACTTATGATCTACGAAGTCAACAGGCACAAGTGGCCAGAAGGCACGCCAGCGTCACGGCTTAACGAGCTGATGCACCTGATCGCCAGCACTGACGATCCTGAGCAAGTGGCAGAGTTCGAGATGGCAGTGCAGGAAGCTGGCGAGATGCTTAGTGCGCACCTGGAAGATATGCTGGCACTACGTCAGAACCTGATGAACAGTTGCGAAGCGATCGATCTTGAGATGAAGCGTCTGCAAGATTTACGCAATGAACGTGAGGCACGTGCTGACAGGCTGCACACGGCGGTCATCCATTACATGACCATAACGGAACGCACTGAGGTGGTAACGGATCGTCACACGCTGCGCATCAAGCGCAACCCACCAAAGGTGGAAGTGTACGATGAAGAGCGAGTGCCGACCGAATACATGAAGGAGACAACCAAGGTAACGATCAGCGTGGACAAAAAGGCTATCGCTGAGGCCCTCAAGTCAGGCGCTGACGTGCCAGGCTGCGCACTAATCCAAACATCACGACTGGAGATCAAATGAGCACCGAACTGATCCAAACCACAAGCGACACAGCGATGGCTGAACTGTTTACCAAGCTGGTATTGAAGAGCGACCTATCCAGCCTGTCAGAGCCAGAGCTGGTTAGTTACTACCACGCCGTCTGCAATCGTGCAGGCCTCGACCCGATGACCAAGCCTTTCGAGGTGCTAACCCTGCAAGGCAAGAAAACACTGTATGCCACCAAAACAGCAGCAGCACAACTGACCAAGATACACGGGCTGTCAGTCAACATCGTGGACAAGGGCGCAATGGGAGATACCTACTTTGCGCAGGCCCGTGTGCTGAAGCGTGACGGCAGCACTGTTGATGATATTGGCGTGGTCAGCATTGCAGGGCTCAAAGGCGAGGCGCTGTCCAATGCCATGATGAAGGCCGTGACCAAAGCAAAGCGCCGTGCTATCCTGGCAGCGTTCGGTGTCGGCCACAATGATGAGAGCGAAGTGGAAGATCTGCCAGGGGCCAGCTTGGAACGGCACGCGATCAACCCTGCAATCGCTGCACCGATGCACCCAGGTGATCAGATCATCATAGAGGACTTCACAGTGATGCTGGCAGAGGCACAAACAGCGCAGGAACTGACCGACTACGTGACGCTGATCAAAGCACAGCCCAGCATCGTGCGTGACGCCCTGCGGCCTGTGATCGCACAAACACAGGAGCGGCTCAATGTGGTGTGGAAGGATGGATCCTACAAAGCAAAGCAGGTGCAGCCATGAAGATTTACATTGTTACCTGGGGCTATTCCGACGATGAAGAGATCGTCGGTGTTTACTCATCATGGGGTCCAGCTTACGGGAAAGCTAACGACTGGCACAAAGCACATCTTGATTCCGGCATCTACGTTTGGGATTTAGACGGTGAGAAGCTCTTTGACTATTTAAGAATTGTGTCAATGGAGCCTAACCCTGATGAAGAGTACGAACGAACAGGTGCGCATTACTATCGGTATGTAAACCCAGAGTTTACTGAGCAACGCGATCCCACAGAGGTGCAGCCATGATACCGCAGCACCTGGACTTGACAGACGATCAGATACGCAGCATGGTAGCAAAGCACTTTGGCGTGAAGCCTGACGACCTGACCTGCAAACAGCGCCACCAGTGGCGTGTGCAGCTAAGGGCCGCGCTGGTGTACACACTGCGCAAGCAATGGCATTGGGACTGGGATCGTCTGTCTCAGCTGATCAACAGGGATCGCACAACCGTGGAGCACCTGGTCGAGATGATGACCATACAGGTCAACACGCAATCGAACGCCATCGTAGTAGCGATGGCACAATGTCTCAATTCAATCATTCCTATTCACTAACTATGGGCTGCCTATCGCCTACACCATCGAGCACCCGACACGGGTTGCGTTGATATGTGATGGATGGCCGCTTGGTGATGCTAGCGGCCATATTTAAGGCGAGGCAAAGGAGAGCACTATGAACAAACCAAAGCACACACCAGGGCCGTGGTATTCTGATCAGCGAGAGTTCGATTTTGTTCGTGATGCAGATGGCGAACTTGTTGCTGTTGCATTACACAAGCGCGTTCACAAGCCTGAACGATCCGTTGAAGAGTGCGCAGCCAACACTTGCCTGATTACCGCCGCGCCGGAGATGCTCGAGGCGTTGAAATACCTGACCGCACAGATAGATGGCTGTGTCAACAATGGCTGGCTTCGTGAACAACCTCAGTACAAGGCCGCTAAGGCCGTGCGTGATTGGGCGCTAGTCGCCGCTATCGCCAAGGCCGAAGGGAGGGAGCCATGAACGAACCGAAGCACACGCCGGGGCCGTGGCAAGTGCGAGAAGATAGCTATCTCCACAAGAAGTTTTCATGGGATCCGGACAAGGTAATGGTTGACGCTAGCGGGCAAGAGATGCTGGCATTCTATCGACATGACCCAGGTGACCGGATAAGCCTCCTAGCTGCCGACTGGAAGATCATCGCCGCCGCGCCGGAGATGCTCGAGGCGTTGAAGGAATGCGTAGAATACATCGGAACTGATGCGCACCCTGACTTCTACAGGCAAGAAACTGTAGAACTAATCTACTCCAAAGCGTTGCAGGCCATCGCCAAGGCCGAAGGAAGGGAGCCGTGAACGAACTATCCAAGCTCCGTGATTATTTCGCGGCCAAGGCAATAGGAGGTGCAATGGCCAAGGAAATTATCGTGCGCAAAATAGACCCTCAGCTGTCTTCGGAATTTCGCACAGTTACTGTTTTTGACCCGCAGGCAACAGCTCGCAAAGCCTACGAATTCGCAGACGCTATGTTAGCCGAGCGGGCGCGACTTAGCAAGCCAGAAGGGAGGGAGCCGTGACCATAGCCATAGGAATCTTTGCCGCTGTCATGGCTTGGACGATGTACCAAGCAACAGGCAGCTCCACAGCAACGGTTGCATTTGCCATTGCCTCAGCTGTACTACTTTACCAAGATTGGAAGCAACATAGGAGGGAGCCGTGATCGCTTACCTCATCGCCACAGGCTTCGCACTCGCTGCGGCTGCACTCATGACCACAGTGGCATTGATAGCATTCGTTGTTTACGACGATTACCGCAGCAGACATGACAGATGATACTGCAAACTTTTACGGATCAGGACACGAACCGATGACAACAGGTATATCGATTTACAACGCGGTACTCACCGTATTGCTTTACATGGCCACAGGCAGCGTGTTAGCTACGGCCGTTTTCGCAGTGTTTGCTACGATAGGCACAACAGTCGATTGGAAGCAACACCGGAGGCAGCCATGAACCAAGTACTAGAGCTAGCCGTATCTCTTGGCTTCGTGCTCGTATGCGCTGGTATAGCTTACATTGCCTATCAAGATTTCCAGAAGAGAAATGACAGATGACAACTACGGCCTGACCGCATTGGGCCTGATAACAGTGGCGGTGCTGTTCACCGCGATTTTCAACACACAGACAGGAGGCATAATGCCACGAGTTCAGACGTTCACAGTCGAAGGCACCCTGGTGCACAAGTTCGACGTGGAACAGATCACCGAAACATTCAGCAAGCGACCCATCGTGGTGCGCATCGAGCATGACAAATACCCACAGGAGGTAAAGCTCGAACTGGTAGGTGCTGCAAAGGATTTGATTAGCACGCTCAACATCGGCACCACAGTCAGCTGCACGTGCGAGCTGACAGGCAGAGCCTACACCAAGCGCACGGATGGCACCACGGACTGGTTCACCAGCGTAAAGTGCTTTGACGTGCAGGGTATCGGCCCAAACAGCCTACCAAAGCAGGACGGCACCACAGTACAACAGGAGATCGAAGATGTTCCATTCTAACGAAGAGTTCCAGGCCTGGTTGAAGCGAATGCGTGCCGTGCTTAAAGACGGCGTGGAGAACCCCACAAAGTCAGGTGGCTGGGTATCAGAGCGTGAGGCCAGCAACCTCATCAAAGCAACCCGTGAGCGTGCTCTGGCGCGTTTGGATGCTCAAAGGCGTGTCCAACTACCCTCAGCAGCTTTGGAGGCCACTGTGCGCGACGTAAGGGGCGTATTAGAGCGATATACGCCAGCCAGTCCTGTGACAGGATACCACAACGTATATGGGGATTACATTAGATGAGACTTGCAGCACGTGTAGATGACAACCAGACCGAGATAGTGAAGGCCCTGCGCAAAGCAGGGTACTCAGTCTGCATCCTGTCAGCTGTTGGCAAGGGCCTGCCTGACATCCTGGTGGGTAGCAACGGTGTCAACGTGCTGCTGGAGATCAAAGACTACAGGAAGCCCAGATCGGCCCGTAAACTCACGCCAGACGAAGCCAAATGGCATGAGGCATGGAAGGGACAGGTTACAGTGGTCTGCGACGTCTACGAGGCCCTGACGGCCATATACGACGCCGTGCACGGAAAGTTTTCATCATCAACCGATTTGCCTTGAAGTCTTAAGCATGGCTTAATAGTTTGCATACGTCAAATCACCAACCATGATGCATTACACCCCTTCGAGAGTTGCAGACCGGTGACGGCTGCACGGCTTTGGTGAGCCGGACAACTCTCGGAGGGTTTTTGTTTAGGAGTTACTATGGAATACAGATTTACCAACCCTGCGCCACTGATGATACCACGCGAAGTGTTTCATCATTGGATTATGGACAACGCGACGCATTACAAAGCTTTCACCTTGCTGTTGCTGCACAAGTGTGCTGATGTACTCGAAGATTACGATGACGACGGTAGGCCATACTACACCGAAGAAAACGAATTGGTGTTTTCAGGTCGGCATCTGGCCATGCTGATGGGCGTCTCCAAAGAATCAGCTAAGCGTATGCTAAGCAAATGGAACAGGAAGGGCCTTATTGAGTACAAATGGAGCGAAGAGCCAGCCAGCCTGCGCATTGTAGGTTTGGAATATCAGGATGGCAAATACTATTGGAACATACCGTCATGAAAGAGTGGTTCCAACACGATCACAATGCACGCAACGACCTGAAGTTGCAGCTGCTGACAGGCCGCTATGGCTACGAAGGACTGGGTGTCTACTGGGCAATTATTGAGATCATGCATGAGCATTGCGACCGCATTGCGACCGCATTGCTAACGCATAGCGTGATGTTGTGCGCTCGCATGCATGCGCAGTACGATCCTGCAACACGTGGTGAAAGTCACTACATCGGAATGATCGATTACATGGTTGAACTCGGACTTTTCGCACGTACAACAGATGACGATGACGATGGGGAAGGGTATATTTACTCTCACCGCGTCGAAGCTAACCTTGCTAAGTACAAGGACTTACAAGACAAGGCACGCAAGGCCGCAAACAAGCGACACAACCGTGATGCATCCGCAATGCATCCGCAATGCGAACGCACTGCGACCGCAATGCAAATAGATAAGAATAGATTAGAAGAGATAAGAGAAGAAAAGACTACTTCTAAGAGTAAGAGGCAACGAACTGCGTTCGTCGCACCATCGCTCGATGAGTGCAAAGGTTATGCAGCTGACATCCAGATGAGGCAGTCGCAGGCCGAAGAGTTCCACGACTTCTACGAAAGCAAGGGCTGGATGGTAGGCCGATCACCCATGAAGGACTGGCAGGCTGCCATGCGACGTTGGAAGCGCACATCACCGCCACTTCCTGCCACGGTCATCGCTTACTTCCAGCAGCATCCTGCGTACTTTGGTCAGCCGGAGATAGCAGCACTCGAAGCTGAGCACTTTGGCAAGCACTACGAAGGCCAGGAGTGGAAGACAGGCAGTGGCCAGCGAATCACGGACTTCACCAAGAAAGCCGATCAGTGGATTGCTAACAACCGGAGCCAGCAATGACACAGACACCACTACAGACAGTGTGCAGCGCAATGGAGGCACGAGGACACAGCTACACAGCCGTGTACGACTTCCTGATGTACTTGCTATCCCTCACGCCACCAGGACAGCCAACCAAGCTGCAAGCGTACATCGATGCAGGGCCGGATCACTTCGAGCGTGCTTTCCGTGCCTGGCATGAGCAACAGATTGAACGCTGGCAGCAACTGCGCTGCATGATCGAGGAAATGGCATGATCGATCTCGACAAACTCAACACGTGGTCAGACCTTCGCAGGCGCTACCAGGATGTTAGCTGGCTCGTACCTGGCTGGCTACCCAATGGATACGTTACCATGCTGGCAGCTGATCCTGGCGTCGGTAAGTCGCTACTGGCCCTGAGTGTGTGCCAGCAGATACTCACGGGAGATAGCTTCTGGGATGGTCACTACCTCCCAAAGCCAGACCTCATCCGCCTCCAACGCGTCCTATGGATCGAAGCAGAAGCAGGTGAGCCGTTCCACATGGCACGTGCTGAACGCCTCGGTATCAATCCACTGCAGATCATTGAGCCACGCCTCACAAACACCGAAGGCGGCACGCCATCGCTAACCAGCAAAGCAGATCGTGAACTCATCAGCGACATTCTACACCACCCAGACGTCGTGTTCGCCGTCGTGGACTCACTAAGCGCTGCCAGCGCAGGTGTGGACGAAAACAGCAGCGCAGCAGGGCAGTCCGTGGCATGGCTGGCAGAACAGGCACGCAACACCAACAAACCTATCTTGGTCATCCACCACATGAACAAGTCAGCCATGCGCACACGTGGCAGCGCACCACCAGGACTGGCAGACATACGTGGCAGCACAGCCATCAGCCAGCACGCACGCGTCATTTGGACACTCGACAACCCATCCGAGCAGGAACCATCAATCATCCGGCTGGCCTGTGCTAAATCCAACCTTGCAGTTAAGCCACAGCCCCAGACGCTCCGCATAGTCGATGGTCGCATCCTACTCCACGCAGCAGCCATCGAACCACGCCAGGAGTACTTCCCACGTGACGTGTTTTGATGCTCCGTTCATGCGGAAAACTTGTTTGCAACTATTAGCACCGTTCCTGCTTACATTCGCACGTGGTGCTGTCTCCCCACCCAACGCCGAGGCCCTGATCAGCTGACCAAATCCATGCCAAGAGTATCTCAACGGGCCTCGGCACTTTTTAACGCAGAACGAACACGTTAGGCGCGGCAATGGCAAAAGGCGATCCCAAAGGCGGTAGGCCTCGCAAAGAGCTGGACTTGGAACAGCTCCAAAGCCTGGCAGAAATACAGTGCACAGCAGAAGAGTGTGCAGCCGTGATGAAGGTGTCAGTGGCCACCATCGATCGCAGACTCAAAGAGGCCGGATACGCTGGTTTTGATGAGTTTCATAAAATGTTCGGTCAGGACGGCAAAGCATCGTTGCGCAGACTGCAGTGGAAAGCAGCGCAGGGTGGTAACACGGCAATGCTGATCTGGCTCGGTAAGCAATGGCTCGGTCAGTCAGACCGCCAAGAGATCAAGACCGACAACAGCACGGATAACAAGATCACGCTGTCATGGGGAAGCATCGATGCACAGCAGCTTTGATCTACACCACGGCGACTGCCTCGAGGTACTCCGCACCATGCCAGATAACAGCATCGACGCGGTGGTGACCGATCCGCCCTACATAATCGGAGCGACATCGGTGGGCAACAGTAAGTCCAAAAGCGGCACATGGGCCGATATTGAAAATAGTGCCTACTGGTTTGCCGCTTGGATGCGTGAATGTCAGCGCGTATTGAAGCCTACTGGTTACTTACTAACCTTTGGCAATTGGCGATCGATACCAACATTGATACGGGCTTTGAGCTTGCTGGACATGACAGCGCATAGCTGCATGGTTTGGGACAAAATGTGGATAGGCCCTTCGTACAAGAATGCACTCAGGCCGCGCTACGAAATCGTGATGTTCGCAGCTATGCCGGATGCAGAAATACCAGACCGAACAGCAGCAGATATTTACGACTGCAAATGGATGGCTGGTAATATGCGCACCACTAAACACCCGGCTGAGAAACCAGTCGACCTCATGCGCTACCTATGCCGGCTCGTAACGCCACCCGGCGGTGTAGTGCTCGACCCGTTCACCGGCAGCGGATCCACTGGCAAGGGCGCGATCCTTGAGGGCTTCCGCTTCGTAGGCATCGAACGCGAGGCAGAGTATATCGACATCGCACGGGCCAGGATACAGCACGCCGTAGAACAGATCAGCACACAACCTGCGCTGGACTTGTGATGCCCAAACAGCTGACAGTTAATCTCCACCCAGGCCAGCTGCACGTCGTGCAGTCTCGCAAGCGCTTCAACCACATCAGGTGCCACAGGCGCTTTGGTAAGTCGGTGCTGGCCTACAACCTGCTGGCTGAGGTCGCAGGGCAAGGCGACCCAGTGGCCTTTATCATGCCAACTGCTGTGGAGTTTGCCAAGCGATGGAATGAGTGCGTGCACGGCCTTGCGCCGATCATTGCTGGCGTCAAGCTCAAAGATGATACGATCATCCTACAGTCAGGAGGCCGCATTGAGTTCTTTGGCCTGCACCGCTACGACGGCATCCGCGGCAACCACTACAAGCGCGTGATCATCGATGAGGCGGCACACAGCCCCTATATGGAGGAAGCATGGCACAACGTCATCAGCCCCACCTTGGCAGACTTGGAAGGCGATGCGTACTTCTTTAGCACGCCGAACGGTGGTAACTTCTTCAAGCAACTCGAGGACACGCACAAGCGAGATGAGGATTGGAACTTCGTGCACGTGCCAGTCACCAGCGAGTACCGCAACCCACTACTGAAGCAAAGCGAGATCGACAGGCAGCAGCGGTCGCTTCCCTCTGTCAGCTGGCAGCAGGAGTGGCTGGCTGAGTACGTGGACATGAAGGGTGCACGCATTAAGCGCGAATGGCTCCAATGGTGTGATCGTGCACCATCCGATCTTTTCGTGACCATGGGTGTTGACTTGGCTATCTCCACGAAGACGTCAGCAGACTGGACAGCAGCGGTGGTCACAGGCCGTGACAGCGAAGGCCGTATCTACGTGCTCGACTGCCAGCGTATCCAGCAATCGTTCCACGGCATCATCGACTTCATCACTGCCATGCATCGCCAGTGGCAACCTGCGGTGGTCAGCGTGGAGAGCGTGCAGTTCCAGCAGGCCGTAGTTGAACAGCTCCTGATGCGTGGCCTGCCAGTGCAAGCCGTACGGCCCACAAAGGACAAGATTACACGCTTCCTGCCTACAGAGGGCAAGATCGAACACGGCCAGCTGATCTTCACACGGTCGCTGCCTTCGGAGTTCATCGACGAGCTGCTATCTTTCCCAGAAGGCCAGCATGACGATATGGTGGACGCACTGGCCTACAGTGTGGACTCCTTCCTACACACATTCTCAGCAATTACACTATGACATTTGCAGAACGGATAGTATCACTTTTCGGCGGATCGCAGAAGGCCGCACAGCTGCCAGTTATTGGCCAGTCTGTTGCCAGCCGTGCTGCGGTTCCGAGCTTGCAGCAGTTCAAGCTCCAAATCCAAGAGGGCCTGTACAAGAACAGCGCCGTGCAGGGCTGCGTGATGGCGCTATCAGGCACCATGAACGAAGCGCCCATCATCGTCACCAGGCCATCAGGTGACTACGTGGATAACCACCCCATCGAGCGCCTTTTCCAGCGACCGAATCCTCACATGAGTGGCAGCCAGTTCTGGCGGTACGTGACAATGTACGTGTACACTGGTGGCAATGCGTACATCCACAAGGTGCGCTCTGATCTTACGGGCGCTGTGGTGGAACTCTACCCATACCACGCAGGGCAGATGGTTCCGATCCCTTCGCAGTACGGATGGATCGAAGGATATAACTACATGGTCGATGGTGTGCAGCGATATGTGCCAGCTAAGGACATTATCCACATTAAGTGGACACCAGACCCACTCAACCCCACCATCGGCCTCTCACCTATTGAGATAGCTGGTGCGAAGGTGCAGGCGCTTAATGAGATCGATCAGACGATCTATTCCCAGATGCGTAACAACGGCGTGCCAGGCCACCTGATGTTCCTGCCGACGATCCCCACAGAAGCACAGGCTGAGGCACTGCGTAAGATGTGGGCTGATTCGTTCACAGGCACGGGCCGTGGCAAGCTCGGTGTGCTGTCTGGTGAAGTGCGAGTGGAACGCATGGCTATGAACATGGCAGAGCTGCAAGCTGAGGGGCTGTATGGTCAGCTCGAGTCTGCCATCTGTGGCGTCTACCGTGTGCACCCTGTGGTGGCGATGGTCTACGCTGGCCTGCTGTCGAGCACGTACTCCAACATGGAAACGGCTTTCCGTGAGTTCACCAGTCTCACACGTGTGCCAACCTGGAAGGACTGGGCTGATCAGCTGACATTGGGACTGCGTGAAGAGCTGGGTGGTTTGCAGTGCATCTTCGACACTTCCCAGGTCGAATCGCTTAAGACCGACACCGACACGGCCAATCTGATCATCAGCCAATGGTCAAACAACCTGATCACACGCAATGAGGCACGTGAGCGCCTCGGGTTAGACCCTACAGACGATGGCGACCAGTACCAAACGGACGCTGTGGCGCCCACAGGCGGCTTTGGATTCTTTGACGGTGTAGATGATGCCTCAACGCCTTCGGGGCCGTTAGAGGGCGAATACGACGCCAAAAACGCACGTTTCGTGATGGCTGAGGATAAGGCAGCCGCAGCATGGAAGCAACTGGATGGCATCAATGCCAAGTATGCAAAGGAGATGGAGCAATACGCTGCGGCACTGTTCACCGATGCAGCCAAGCAAGCAACAAGCGTGAAGGCAGGGCCCGATGCCAACCGCATCGACATACAGGTGCTGATCGATCGCTTCATGCGTTCATCAGGTGCATTGCGTCGCAGGCTGTTAGATCAGATCATGGCCATTGCTGTGCAGGATGTGGGGGCTGACTTCAGCGAGGTGCAGTCTTTCGTGGATGAGATCGAACAGCAGGTCACCAAGCAGAACATCGAGAACATCAGCCGTGCCAGCAATACGATCAAAGCAGACGTGGCAAAGATCATCAGCGACAACGCAGGCAAGAGCGTGGCAGACATTGCCAAGGCCATCAACGAAGGCGTGGGCAAGATCAGCGAAGGGCGTGCACGCACCATCGCACAGACGGTGGTAGCACAGCAGACGAGCACCACCCAGCAGGCCACTTGGCAGAAGATGAACACACGCCGCACGCCAGACCGTCAGGTCGTGAAGGTTTGGATCACGCAGCGTGATGATGAGGTCAGGCCATCCCACGAAGCATTGGATGGCAAGGTGGTGGATGCTGGCAACGGCTTCACTGACAACATCCAGGCACCAGGGATCGCAGCCGATCCTGCTGATTTCGTCAACTGTCGGTGCATCATCAGAGGCGTTGAACGCAGGAGGATACAATGAGCGAGGGATTAGTGCGGAAAACTTCTAAGCAGACACGCTTGCATCCTGCGGTCACTGCTGCGTATGTTGCACTCGGAGCCGATGCGCACGGTCTTACGTCATCAGACTACAGACTGCGCAACAGGCTAAAGAATAAGCTAGCACGGACACGAGACCGTGCACTGTTGGAAAGGATCGCCAAGCTACTCGAAGTGGATCTGGACTAACCAACTACAACTCAAATCGTAAGCCTTCAGGCACACGTGATGCACCCGCTGCAACGTGTGCCTATTCTTGTTTATTAGGGGTAACCTATGCGGATCGAATACAAAGGGCTGAACTTCCAACGCACTGGCTTCAAGCAATCCACCACTGGAGAGTTCGAGGCGGTCGTTTCCACATTCGGCAACATCGACAGCTACAACGAGCGCATCATCCCTGGTGCGTTCACGAAGAGCATCAGCCAGTACGCAGACCAAGGCCGACGCTTCAAGGTGCTGTGGTCACACAACATTGAGCGCCCAATCGGCACGGCTGAGCTGGTGCAGATGATGCCAGGCGATGACAGGCTGCCAGAAGAGATGCGTGCCAATGGTGGACTCATGGCAATCGGTACGCTGGCACTTGACACCTTCGACGGTGAACAAGCAAGCAAGCACCTGGCAGCAGGCACCTTCGACGAGTTCAGCATCGGCTTCATGGTTAAGAATGACCGCATCGCTGACGATGGCGTGCGTGAGCTGCTGGACTTGGACATCTTCGAGGTGTCACCAGTAGTGGTAGGCGCTAACAGACAAACGGGCCTCGTGTCGCTGAAAGGCGGCTGGGGATCGTTCGACGATCACACAGAAGACTTAGAATCATTGGTTGACGATTTCATGCAGCGAGCCTCGGTGCGATTCAACCTGAGGGACTCAGACAAGAAAGCCGGACGTGTGCTCTCCAGCAGCAATGTTGCGAAGCTCGAAGCCTTGGCAGGCACGCTCGGTAAGGCACGCAAGGAACTGATCGCAATGCTTGCAAACGCCAACCCACAACAACAGCCCAAAGGCCTGACACCAACGCAGGCCAAGGCATTACTACTCAGCAAAGGAATCAACGTATGACACTCGAAGAGATGCTTGCGCTGATCGATGCACTGCTGGCTAACCCTGAGGCAACGCCTGAGGAAATGGCACAAGTGGTGCAGCAGATCCGCGAAGGACTCGCAGCTATGGTCGCCGAAGGTGGCGATGAAGCTGCCATGACAGAAGAGGCGCTGTCTGCAGTTGCAGACGGCCTGACAGCCATCGAAGAAAAGATGGCACGTATCAACACGCAGCGTGCCAAGGTCAAAGCCTTCCTAGCCGACAACGCACGCAAGGTAGTGGCTGACACCAAATCCAACACACTCACGGGAGGTGCCATGCCACAGCGCACGTCGGTACCTGCTTCGGCATCGCGCGTAAAGTCGCGCCACTATGCCAGCAATGAAGCTGCCTACAAGGTAGCCATGTTCCTCAAGGCCATCAGTGGCAAGGGATCGGCAGACGCTGAGAACTGGCTCCGTGATCGTGGCTTTGAGTTCAAGACGCTCACCAGCGCAAACAACGCATCGGCTGGCATCCTGGTGCCAGAAGAGATGGACGACGCTATCATCAAGCTGCGTGCTGAGTACGGCATCGCTACACAGCTCGCACAGGTTGTCCCTGTCAGCAGCGACACCTACAAGACACGCAAGATCGTCAGCGGCAATGCTGCCTACGCTATCAGCGAAGGTGCTGCCATCACCACGAGCGATCCTGTCTACAAGCACCTGACGCTGTCTCCAAAGATTTGGGGCGCTCGCACGCAGTACTACTCGAGCCTCGGTGAGGATGCTATCGTCAACCTTGTTGATGAGCTGACCGAAGAGCACGCACGTGCACACGCTGTGAAGATGGATGAAGTGTACTTTAACGGCGACGGCACGTCTGCCTATGGTGGCATCGTGGGTCTGACCTACGTATGGCGTAAGGCACTCGAAGATGGCGGTGGCACGTGGGCCACGGATGCCGACAAGGAAAAGCTGGGCGGCGCTGTTGTAGCTTCCGGCACGACGTGGTCATCAATCACGGATGACGATATCAGCAAGCTGATCGCTCGTGTTGAAACCTACCCAGGCCAGTCGCTGGCGTTCACCTGTACCAACCAGTTCTACTGGGAAGTGCTGCACACGCTGGCTATCAACGCTGGTGGAACGACGGCATCGGAAATCGTGAACGGCGTTACGCGCCCTGTGTTCTACGGCTTCCCTGTCATTATCAACAACGCTATGGCTAAGACCACAGCAACCGACCAAGTGCCGCTGCTGTTCGGTGACTTCGCACAAGGTTCGATGATCGCTGACCGTCGCGGTGCAACCATCGAGACGGATAAGAATATCAGCACGCAGGTTGAAGAGGTTGTGTCCACGATGCGCTATGACGCTCTGGTGCACGATTTCGGTAACTACAACGCCACGGCTGCCGACCGCACACGTGGAGCCATTGCAGCCCTCATCACTCAAAACTCATAAGGAGCTGACCAATGGATAACATTCAGAACGTTAAGTTCGTCAACGTGATCCCACCAGGCGTGGTAGTTGATAACGCTGCCTACACCAGCACGGTCGTTGATACGGCTGGCTTTGACACGGTGGCCTTCGTGGTAAACACCGGATTCACTGACATTGCCCTGGCTGCACTGAAGGTGCAAGAGTCGGACGCCATCACTGACAGCACGACGCTGGACAGCGGCTCCGATGTTACTGGCCTGGTATGGGGTACGTCGGCAAACCCTGAGACTGGTGCAACGTCTTCGCTGCCATCTGCCACGGATGACAACAAAGTATTTGCAGCCTTCGTATCCACGAAGGGACGCAAGCGCTATCTCCAACTGCAAGCAACGGCAGGCAACGGCACGACGGGTACCTACCTGGCAGCCAATGCCATCCTGGGCAAAGCTGGTGAGGGGCCGTACAACGCCTCGACACGTGGCCTTGGCTCGAATCTCATTGCGTAGCACGGTGTGCTGCCTACGGCCTCGCAAGGGGCCGTGGAGAGTACACCAATAATCGGGACGATTACAACATGGCAACATTCATTCATGGCTTATCTGTTCGCGGTTCGCAGTCTGTGTATCTCACACTGACGGCTGCTGTGGAGCTGCCAGTGAACGGCACGCACCTGATCTTGCAGCCACGCACGAAAGCGATCTATTACACCATCGATGGCACGACACCGACGGCAGGCGTGACCAGCACAGCGTTCTACCTGGCAGCTGATGACAGCGACATTGTGCCGATCCCTGAGGGACTGGACAGCGTGCGCATCGTGGAAGCTGAGGCGTCTGCATCGCTCACATACTGCTGGCTAACAGCGAAGGGGCGCTAACATGGCAATCTTTGTAAAAGGCGGCGGTGGTGGTGGTGCAGCTGATGGCAACGACCTTGCGAAGGTCTCCGCTAACGACACGACCGCAGGGTACCTCAACGGCAAGCTGGTTGCCGGAACGAACGTAACCTTCACCGAAGGCAACGACGGCGGCGACGAGACGCTGACCATTGCAGCCGCTGGCGGTGTGACGGGATTCACAGGCTCCCAGAACACGGCATCGCCGAACAACACAGTCAACGCCTCGCGGCTGCTTGTGGATGCAACGTCGAC